ATAGATTTTCTTGGTAAAGTTTGTGATAATAAAATTGAACCATATATAGAAAAATGTTTTGATGAGTTAGCAGATTATTCCAATGCATTTAAAAATGCCATGGTTATGAAACGAGAAGTAATCGCCGATAAAGGTATATGGGTTGCAAAGAAACGATATATGTTAAATGTATTAGATGAGGAAGGTGTAAGACTTTCTGAACCTAAACTTAAACTTATGGGAATAGAAGCAGTTAAATCTAGCACACCACAAGTTTGTCGTGGTAAAATTAAAGAGGCAATTAAGGTTATCATGGGTAAAGAACAAACTGATTTACAAAATCTTGTTTCAGAATTTAGAAAAGAATTTTTTGAATTGCCACCAGAATCTATTGCTTTTCCTAGAAGTTGTAATAATCTTAAAAAGTATCGTGACCATTCTAATATCTTTATTAAAGGCACACCAATCCATGTGAAAGGTGCATTGATATATAACTATCAAATACAGAAACTTGGTTTACAACAAAAGTATCCTTTAATACAAGAAGGAGATAAGATTAAGTTTATTAAATTAAAAGACGCCAACCCATTTAAATTTGATGTCATAAGTTATATGACTACATTACCAGATGAGTTTAAAATAAAACCTTATGTCAATTATGATATACAATTTGAGAAAACTTTCCTTGACCCTATGAGATTTATATTAGACGCAGTTGGATGGAAAGCAGAACCTCAAGCAAACTTGGAGGCCTTTTTTGGTTAATTTTCCTACTAAAAAATATAAATGTATTTACGCCGACCCACCTTGGTATTTTAAATCAAGGTCTAAAAAAGGAGAAGGCAGAAATCCTAATCAACATTACAATTGCATGGAGTTAAAAGACATATGCGATTTACCTGTAAAAGATATTGCAGATGATGACTCTGTATTATTAATGTGGGTTATTGACCCTATGTTAGACTTAGCATTTGATGTTATAGAGGCATGGGGTTTTCAATATAAGACCGTAGGTTTTACATGGGCAAAGACAAATAAAAACACCATGGGATTTTTCACAGGTCTAGGTTACTGGACAAGAGGTAATCCTGAAATGTGTTTACTTGCAACCAAAGGCAAACCTAAAAGAATTCATAAAGATGTGGCTCAATTAGTCATATCTGAAAGGCGTAAACATTCCGAGAAACCTCTATTACATAAAGAAATAGAACGATTGGTTCCTGGACCTTATCTTGAAATGTTTGCAAGACAAAAACCATATGAGAATTGGGATTATTGGGGAAACGAGGTATAAAATGGATGTACAATTAATAGATAAAATGGGTAGTGATTTATCGGTAGTAAATGCAGCTCGTGTTTCGTTTGCAAAAATGAAAAAAGAATTTGACAATAGAGATGAAAAACTTATTAAATATCTGGCAAAACATAATCATTGGTCACCTTTTGGCCATGCTAGTTTACAATTTAAAATTAAGGCACCTATATTTGTAGCAAGACAATTAGTAAAACATCAAGTAGGTTTAACTTGGAATGAAGTTAGTAGAAGATATGTAGATTATGAACCAGAATTTTATATACCATTCATGTGGCGTAAAAGGGCTGAAGATAAAAAACAAGGTTCTAGTAATGTGGAAATTGAATATGATATAACACCTACTATTAAATGGTGTAAAGAAACATATAATAATATGTTAAAAGAAGATATTGCTCCTGAAATGGCAAGAATGATATTACCTCAATGTATGATGACAGAATGGTATTGGTCTGGTACTCTTTATGCATTTGCTAGAGTATGTAATTTAAGAAACAAAGAAGACTCACAATCGGAAACTCGTCAAATATCTCAACTTATTACTAGACATTTAAAAGACCATTTTCCTATGAGTGCAAAATATATAATTGAATGACAATAATACTAGCCTTGACAATTTCTATTCTGTGTGTTATGATACCTGCTTTATTATTATTAATGTGGAACTATGAAGACCCTAAATAAATCAGAGGCAAAACATGTTGCCGATATATTTTCAGATTACTTTGACCAGTTTAATCGTATAGACCAATATATGAGAGACCAGAAAATGGCTCAAATTGAAACTATACCTACTGCTCTACCTGGTATGGGTTTAGATACAGAATTATTTGATGACTTTACCATGTCTCCACAGGTAATGGATTTACAAGTTGTTGAATTAGATAATCATACATGGGACACTTGTATTAATATGATATCAAGTCATAGTAATATGGTAAGTATTCCAGGTAAAAGTTTAAAACTTGCAGTAAAAGAAATGAACACAGGCAAGTATGTTGGTTTTATGAGATTCGGTTCGCCAGTTATTAACATGAGACCTAGAAATGTTTTACTAGGAAATGTTCCTAACTTGACAGTATTCAATAAAACTTCTATTATGGGTTTTGTTATTGTGCCATCACAACCTTTTGGTTATAATTATCTTGGTGGTAAATTATTGGCTGCCTTATGTTGTTCACACCAAGTTAGAGAAATGTTAAATAAAAAGTATGATATGAATTTGTGTATGTTTGAAACAACAAGTTTATATGGTAATAGTAAATCATCAAGTCAATATGATGGTATGAAACCTATGTTACGAAACAGAGGTTTAACTGATAGTGATTTTATTCCTATGATACATGGTAAACCATACAAAGATATGGTAAAATATGTTGAAGATAGAATCGGTGTCTTTATTAAAGAAGACGCTTCAAGTAGAAAACTTAAAGTAACCACAGCAATACAAGGTCTAATTAAAAAAGCATTAGACGGAGATGATTTACAAAAATTCAAAGATACCATAACAAATGCCAAAAAACTTACAGAGAGAAAAAGATATTATGTATCAAACTATGGTATAGAAAATTATATAGATATAGTAAATGGTAAAACTGATAAGATTATTAAAGCACCTAACTATGATAGATTCCATGATAACGAACTAATAGAATGGTGGCGTAAACTTGCTACTAAAAGATTTGATAAACTTCAAAGTGAAGGTAGATTAAGAAAAGATTTAGAAATATGGACAACAGAAAGTGAGATAGATATTATAAGATGAATAAACCTTACCATAACAAGGGCTTTGCCCCAGCATTTTTTGTAGTGTTTTTACTACTCATACCATTACCAATATTATCTTTATGGATAGTTGATGGCCAAGATTGGGTGGATAGATTTAAAACTAAATATTTTTCACCTTGGCAATCTGAATGCTGGGAAACAGCAAAACATGAAAGAGTATGTAAAGGCGATAACCAATGTACATGGTTTAGGAACTTTTGCCATGAATGAGGGTCAAGCATTATTAACAATGATAATCATATTGGTAGGTGCAACATTCCTATTGAACGCAATAGTCATAGGACTATTTCAATGATTTATGAGAATAACAATATACAGAAAATACAATGATTATATTAGCCATGATTTTCCTCCTCAGGAGCTTGACAATATTAAGAAAGTATTGTATAGTCTAAATATAAAATGGTATACAATAAGTTATACAGAAACGGAGATGATAGAGTATGAGCGACTTTTTAAAGGACATAATTAAACAAACTGGTAATGAATATGCTGGTTTAGCAAGTGAGGGCATTACAGGTGGTGATGTTGATTCTTTTATAGATACAGGTTCTTATTCATTCAATGCTCTTCTATCAGGTTCAATTTATGGTGGATTACCAGGCAATCGTATTACAGCAATTGCAGGTGAGGCTGCCACAGGAAAAACATTCTTTGCATTAGGTGTAGTAAAGTCATTTTTAGATAGTGATAAAGACGCAGGTGTAATATACTTTGAATCAGAAAATGCCATCTCTAAAAATATGATTGAGAGTAGAGGTGTTGATAGTAAAAGATTGGTGGTAATGCCTGTTTCAACTGTACAAGAATTTAGAAATCAATCAATAAAAGTAATAGACAAATATTTAGAACAACCAGAGGCAAGTAGAAAACCTATGTTGTTTGTATTAGATAGTTTAGGTATGTTATCTACTACAAAAGAAATGGAAGACACAGCTGCTGGTAAAGAAACAAGAGATATGACAAGGTCACAAATTGTCAAATCTACATTTAGAGTTTTAACACTTAAACTAGGACAAGCAAATGTTCCTATGATTATGACCAATCACACCTATGATGTAATTGGTTCTATGTTTCCTCAAAAAGAAATGGGTGGTGGTTCGGGTTTGAAATACGCCGCTTCATCAATTATCTATCTTGGTAAAAGAAAAGACAAAGACGGCACCGAGGTAGTTGGTAATATCATACATTGTAAAAATTATAAATCAAGAATAACAAAAGAAAATGCTCAAATAGATGTAAGACTATCATACAAAGATGGTCTTGATAGACACTACGGACTTTTAGAACTTGCTGAAGAGGCAGGTATATTTAAGAAAGTATCTACAAGATTTGAAATGCCTGATGGTACGAAAGTATTTGGTAAACAAATAAATGAGAACGCTGAAAAATATTTTACAACGGAGATACTAAAACAAATTGATGAATACACCCAACAAAAATTCACATACGGACAAGACGAATAAACCTTATGTTTATGTACAAAGAGATAAAGATGATTTCTCTTGTATTAAAATAGTAGAAGGAAAATTCAAAGATATAATCTATCACTATGGTAAAGTTGGATTTGCCAAAGATGAAGACGCCAATGGTAAACTTCCTATGAAGTTTGACTATACAGTTATTAGAAATCCTAATAACATTGATATTGATGATGGCAAATTTATAGATTATATTGGTGATATATTGGTAGAACTATTAGATGAAAAGGTAAAAGATGGTACAGCATTCAAGGATTGAAAACACAATAATATCTAGTTTATTTTTTAGAGAAGAATATACTAGAAAAGTATTACCTTTTATCAAAGAAGAATATTTTGGCAATCGTGTAGAACAATTACTATTTGGTGAAATTTTTAAGTTTGTAGAAAAGTATAATAATCTTCCTACAAAAGACGCAATGCTTATTGAACTTGGTTCAAGAAAAGATATTAACGAGGAAGAAAACCAAAAAATTAAAGACTATGTTATTGCAATAGAAGAAACAGATACAGATGAACAATGGTTGGTAGAAACAACAGAAAAGTTTTGTAAAGACCGTGCCGTTCACAATGCAGTATTAAGTGGTATTAAAATATTAGATAAGAAAGATAAAGCAAGAACACCAGAGGCAATACCACATATTTTATCAGAGGCATTAGCAGTATCATTTGACAAGTCAGTTGGTCACGATTATATTGAAGACGCAGAAGCCAGATTTAAATTTTATCATACAAAAGAAAAAAGATATCAGTTTGATTTAGATTATATGAATAGAATTACCAAAGGTGGTGTGCCTAGTAAAACATTAAACATTGCTCTTGCAGGTACAGGTGTTGGTAAATCTTTGTTCATGTGTCATCTAGCTTCAAGTTATTTACTTCAAGGTCTTAATGTATTGTACATTACTTTAGAGATGGCAGAGGAAAGAATTGCAGAAAGAATAGACGCCAACTTATTAGATGTTACAATGGAAGACCTACATGATATGCCTCAACAATTGTATGAAGGCAAAATGAAAAATTTAAGAGAGAAGACTCAAGGTCAACTCATTGTTAAAGAATATCCAACGGCGTCTGCTCATAGTGGACATTTTAAGTCGTTAATGAACGAGCTTGCTCTAAAGAAGTCCTTTAGGCCAGATGTTATCTTTATTGATTATTTGAACATATGTGCTTCAAGTAGATTTAAAGGTGGCAATATTTCATCATACTTTTATGTAAAGGCAATCGCTGAAGAATTGAGAGGTTTAGCTGTAGAATTTGATGTACCAATATTTTCTGCTACACAAACTACTAGAACTGGTTTCGTATCAAGTGATATTGGTCTTGAAGATACCTCTGAATCTTTTGGTCTTCCAGCGACTGCCGACTTTATGTTTGCTTTAATATCAAACGAAGAATTAGAAGCATTAGGTCAGATGAAAGTTAAACAGTTGAAAAACAGATATAATGACCCTAGTATTAACAGAGCATTTATTGTTGGTGTTGATAGAGCAAAAATGAGATTATATGATGTTCAACAAAAGGCTAATGATATAGTTGACGCTAATCAGGTAGCAGAAAAAGAAGACGCTTACGATAAGTTTTCAGACTTTAAATTATGACGAAAAAAAGAACACAAAAGGTAAGATTTCACAAAGGCGATAAGAGGCCACCAAAAACAATGAGGAAAAAATTGTCATATTCTACAGAAATGAGTAAAGAAGGTAAGAAGATTATTTGGAATGTTGTTGAACACCCCACAGGCAACATTGTAGGTAAATATTTCTTTGAAGAAGACGCTAGAAAATTAGCAGAGTTTCAAGATAAACATAAGGTCTGGCAAGTCAATGGTGGAATACCTAAAATGTTTTGGAATTACATAGCTGCAGGTCACATAGAATAACATAAATTACTATTGCCACACTTCTATAAATAGTGTAGAGGTGGGGCATGAATCCAAAACAATTAAAATTTTTAACAGAGTTAGCTGCCAGAGGTAGCGCTGTATTAGAAGAGAACAAAAAGAAATCTACTAAAACAGCGACAGTTTTCTATTTTCGTTCTAGTGATAGAAACGGAACTAGAAGAGTTGTACAGGCACAGTTAAAAGCTAAAAAGGTTCCTTTTAAACAAACTAAAACTAGTTTATCAAGTGAAGATATTACAGAGTTTCAGTTTGTTGGTGGTACATTAATCAGATTAGTTTATAAACCTAAATCTGGTGGTATGACAGAAACCACTTTGAACTCTACAATAACAGAGTTAATGCCTTGTTTAATGTTTCTCAATAATATAAATGAAACTGATATTAATAAAGCATATGAAAAAATATTAAAATTACCTAAAGGTCAAACCTGTTATGTAACAACGCAAGATGAAAAAGCAGGCATAGATTTTATTGAAAAAATGCCAGATAGCTCTCTCTTTAAAGAGAAAATGAACAATGCATTTGCTATATTAAAATATTTGAAAGATGTAAAGAAAACACAAAGAGTTAAAAAAGTATATTGGACTTATAGAGCAAAACCACCAGGAGTACCAGGTAATTCTCCGGCAGATATAGTTATAGAATTTACGCCAAGAAAATTATTAGGTGTTAGTTTAAAAGCAGGTTCAAGCTCTTCAAAAGAACCATTATTAAATACTTATGTCAATGTTATAATTAATGGTTTTGAAGCACAAGCAAATGAATCAGTTAGAAAGTTAAAAAAGATTTTATATAAAGAAACATATTCTAAAATACCTGGTATAACTAGTGCAGATTATGATGTAGCAACAAGAGGCAATACTCTAGCTGCTTTAGAACAATTTGAAAGACAATATCCTCAAAAATATGAGGAATATTATGACGCAAATTTGGCTATAATTAGAAACTATCTCGGTTATACAATGACCAAAAGTCTACCAAAATTTATTAAATTTTGCAGAGAGTCTATACTAAAACAATCAGATGTACCTGTGATTATTATAAAGGCTGTAGGTAATCAATATCAAGAAGTTAAAGACGCCAATCAATTAAATGTCTTATTAGCTAGAGCTACCAATGTGGTGGCAAAGGCTTCTAAAACATCTAAACAGAATTTTGACTTGATTTTATATGAGGGTAGACAAGAAATAGGTACTATGAATATGGCAGTAAGGTCAAATAAGGTTGGTGTACAACACAAATTAGGTCAATTCTTCAACCTTGCTGTAAAATACAATGGCTTAGCTAAAAAATAATATAAATAGTAGTATTGAGGTATTGACATTCATGGTATTATTTTGTATAATGGAACAATTGGAAAAAGGAAAATGTTTAGTTTTAAGGGATTTCAAACACAGGACAAGAACACACACCTAGAACATTTAGAAGACGATATAATTAATAGAGGTTCTAAAGGTGGTGATAACGCTGTAAATTTTTTAAAGTCAGTAAGAAATATGCTGGCTGGTAATAGTGGTGGAAAAACTAATATTACTGTAAAGTGGGACGGTGCGCCTGCTATAATTTGTGGTATCAATCCAGAAAACGGCAAATTCTTTGTCGGTACTAAATCAGTATTCAACAAAACTCCTAAAATTAATTATACATCAAGAGATATAGCAAGAAACCATGGTGGTGAAGTTGCTAAAAAACTTAATGTATGTTTATCTCAATTATCAAGATTAAATATTAAAGGCATTTTACAAGGCGACTTGTTATTTACAACAGGTGACCTAAAGGGTATTAATATAGGTGGTGAAAAGATGGTATCATTTACACCTAATACTATTACATATGCTGTTCCTATACAAAGTGATTTAGGTAGAAGAATTATAAAGGCAAAAATGGGTATTGTATTTCATACTCAATACAATGGTAAAACTATGGATAACTTATCTGCTAGTTTTGGTACGGTAACAGGTTCATCTAATAGAAATATATTTTTAGCAAGTGCAAGTTATAAAGATACTTCAGGCGCTTCAACATTTACTACTGGAGAATTGAAACAATTTGACGCTCAGATTAGAATGGCAGAGGGTTCATTAAGAAAAGCAGGACCTATATTAGACTTGATGAGTAAATCCTCGCAAGACGATTTATCAGTTGGTTACAGATTAAAAACATACTTTAATTATTACATTAAGAACTCTAATGCTGGTATGGAAAAAGTTAATACTATGCAAAAACAATTTAGAGATTACTATGAAAATTTTATTAATATGGAAATAGACGCAAGAAAAACACCAAAAGGTAAAGAAAAATTTAAGAAAGCAAAAGTAGATAATTTAAGATTTATTGATAGAAATAGAACAGCTTTATACTTTGCAATCGCAAGTCATATTACTTTAGGTAATTGTAAAAATACTTTGTTACAAAAAATGAATCAGATACAAAGTATAGGTAATTTTTTAAGAACATCAAAAGGTTATAGAGTTACAGCGCCAGAGGGTTATGTTGCAGTTGATAGAGTTGCAGGTGCAATTAAACTTGTAGATAGATTAGAATTTAGTAGGCAGAATTTTACAATGCCAAAAGGGTGGAGTTAATGAAAAGTTTTAAAGATTATATATTTGAAGCATTAGGTAGAAGAAGAATCATAATGATTGGTGGACCAGGTTCAGGCAAATCAACCTATTCAGAAATTATAACAAAGAAACTTGGCATACCTCACATTTATACAGGTGATATGATGAGAAAACTGGCAAAGACAAATGATAAAGTAAAAGATTTATTATCAAAAGGTGAATTTGCACCTACACCAATTGTTATTAAGGCCGTTCAAGATAGGTTAGAACAACCAGACGCTCAAAAAGGATATGTGTTTGATGGTTTTCCTAGAAATGTTGAACAAGCAAAAGCAATGGAAGAAAAAGATATTGAATATGATTATGTTATATTTCTTGATGTATCAGAGGAAGAAGTTGTAAAAAGATTGACAGCAAGAGGTAGAGCAGATGATAAACCAGAGATTATTAAAAATAGATTAAAAGTATTTAAAAGAGAAACAGAACCACTTTTATATTATTACAAAGATGATATTATAAACATAAAAGCAGAGGGTGGTACACCAGAGGAAATAGCACAAACTATTATAGATAAAACACAATGAAAAAATATGACGACATAAGATATTTAGAAGAAGGTTTATATGACCCTAATATCTTCAAGGCATTTTTCCTTGCAGGTGGTCCAGGTTCAGGTAAAACTTTTGTAACTAGAGGTTCTTTTGGTGGTACAGGTTTAAGAATGATAAACTCTGACAATGCTTTTGAAGTCGCATTGAAAAAGAATAATTTATCTCTTAAAATGCCCGAAGATGAGGCAGAAGCCAGAGATATAGTAAGAGCCAGAGCAAAGGCAACTACCGGTAATATGATGGACCTATCAATCAAAGGCAGATTAGGTATGGTTGTTGATGGTACTGGTAGAGATTATGATAAAATTAAAAGTCAAGTAGCACAATTAAGACAATTGGGCTACGATTGTTATATGATATTTGTTAATACAAGTTTACAGGTCGCTTTAGATAGAAATGCTAAAAGAGAAAGAAGCGTACCAGAATATATTACTAGAAAATCCTGGGAAGGTGTACAAAGTAATATAGGTAGATTTCAAAATTTATTTGGTATGGGAAATATGGTAATTGTTGACAATAGTAAAGACGATAAAGAACTTACAACAGTTGTTATGAGTAAAGTAGGTAAGAGTGTTAGAAAATTATTGTCAAATAAAATTAAGTCGTACACAGCGAAAAGATGGATGGCGACAGAAAGAAAATTAAGAAGAAGATGAAAACCTTTAAAGAAAGTATCATAGATATTCCAAGAAGAACTTATGCACCTGGTGTGTTTAATAATTCTGATACTAGCGACCCTACTTTAAAACCTAGTGTCAAGAAGATGATTTATGACCAGATAGAATCATTTGAAAAAGAATATCCTGTTTTAAAAATGTCATTGATTGGTTCTATTCTTACACATAGATATAGAAATGACGCAGATTTAGATATAAATGTTTTATTTGATGTACCTGAAGATAAAAGAGAAGAAGAACGAGAAAGATTATCTAAACAATTTTTATCATCTAAAAATCCAAATAACATACAAGGTAAATTAATACCCGGCACAAAGCATCCTGTTAACTATTATTTTATTACAGACAAAGAAACTTATGAAGACCAAAACAAAAAGGCTGACGCAGTATATGATATAGAGGGTAATAAATTTGTAAAAAGACCAGATGATTTTGTATTTAATGTTGATGATTATATTGACCAGTTTAATAAAAAAGTACAAGAGTTAGATGTAATTAAAGGTGAATTAAAAAGAGACCTTATTGATTATGCAGAATTAAAAGAATTAAAACCTAATGATATTTTAAATCTACAAGAAAAGATTAAAGATAAGTTAGAAGAAATAGAAGATAGTATTGCTCAAATTGTAAAAATAGGTGATGGTGTTGACGCAGATAGACGAGCTGCTTTTGATAAAGATATGTCGCCAGATGAGATACAAAAATTTGGTATTAAAAACAGATTACCTAAAAATGTAATCTATAAGATGTTAGAAAAATATCATTACTTGTTATTCTATAAGAAGTGTAAAAAGATTTTAGATGATGGCGTTGTAACAGATGATGAGATAGATGATTTAAAAATACATGAACAAAGAAGAAAGTCTATTGCATTTACATTTGGTAGATTTAATCCACCAACAATAGGACATGAGAAGTTAATTAATAAAGTTGCAAGTGTAAGAGCAGATGATTACAAAGTTTATTTAAGTAGAAGTGAGGACTCTAAAAAGAATCCATTATCTCCTAGAGATAAACTTTCTATAATGAAAAAAATGTTTACTAGACATGCTAGAAACATTGAAATAAATCCTACAAATATGATACTAGACATATGTACTATGTTATATAAAAAAGGATATACAGAAATTTTTATGGTAGTAGGAAGTGATAGAGTAAGAGAATTTGAAACTATCATAAACAAGTACAATGATATAAAATCAAGACATGGTTATTACAACTTTGATAACATTAATGTGTTATCGGCCGGCGAAAGGGATCCTGACGCCGAAGGTGCTACAGGTATGAGTGCAAGTAAAATGAGAGCTGCAGCTGCCAAAGGAGACCTAGATAGTTTTAGAAAAGGTTTACCTAGTGGTGTTGACGCAGAAAATATTATGAAGAGTGTTAGAAAAGGTATGAGATTGGCTGCTAATTATATCTATCAAAGAAATGTAAAACCGATTGCAAGTATGGAAGAATTTGAACAACAACAATTAAGAGACCTTTATATTAGAGATATGATATTTAATATTGATGATAAAGTTGATTATGTCAAAGAAGATATACAAGGTAAAGTGGTTAGAAAAGGAACTAATTATATTGTTGTAGAAGATAATAATAACAATTTACACAAAGCGTGGATATGGGATTGTGTTCCTATAGCCGCCGACAGAGAGGTAGACATGAGAGAGTACGACTTAAATGTTGACTATGGATTTGAAGCCGTTTCAGAAAAAACTGAAATACCACAGGACAGAGATGTAAAGGACAAAGATGGAACTCAACCAAAAAAATATTACAAATCATTATCTAAAGACACAAAAGATAAACGAGCTTCACACTTTAAGAATACCGATACAACAAAGAATGACAACGACCCAGCACCTGGAGATAAAGGCGCTAAGACAAAACCTAGTAAACATACCATTAAATACAAAAAGATGTTTGGAGAGTTATCAAGAGACCTTAAAAATAAAGTAGAATCTTATGATATAGGTCAAGATTATGCTAAACATACATCAACAATTACACCAGGAGAACCAAGTTATACTGGTTATGAAAACGGTTCATATACACCATCTAAACCTGGAAGTGGTGAGATGGTCACTAAAAAGAAGGTAAAAGGATTTTTAGATAGAGAACGAGAAGAACCTACTGAAAAAGATGTAAAAGAGTGGGCAGCTTCAGAGTCCACAATACATAAATATAGGGAACGATATAAAGAAGAGGCAGAAGCCAAGTTAAAACAAGTCGTTGATAAAATGCTTGAAAAGGTAATTAAATGAAAACATTTAAAGAATACGAAGATATAGACCAGAAATGTGAAGAGTGTATCTTTGAACACGAACATGAACCTTTAGAAGAGGCAGAATATCAAGGCAAAAAAGTTAAACTAAATGACCCTATTCGTGGTGGTAGTAAGAAGTTTTATGTATATGTTAAGAACGAAAAAGGTAATATTATAAAAGTATCATTTGGTGATACAACAGGTTTAAGTATTAAAAGAGATGACCCGGCTAGAAGAAAATCTTTTAGAGCAAGGCACAATTGCGATAATCCAGGTCCTAAAACAAAGGCTAGATATTGGTCGTGTTATCAATGGAGAGCAGGAGCAAAGGTAAATAACTAATGAGCAGATATAGAAAAACAATGGCACAGGCCATGAATGAAGGCGCTATACAAATGCAGATAGCGGCTTTAAAAAAGGCTTATGAGCCTATGAGAAATCAAAAAATTAGTATGGATAACGCAAATAAATTAATGAAGATTATGGATAAATTTGACGGTGACAAAAACATGTTATCAATGTTATACAAAGCAGATATACCTTTTGTGTCAGGACTAGCTAGTGCAAGATTAATTTCAAAACATAACTTCAAAGCTCAACAACTAATGCAGATTAGAAAAGAAGATGTTGAAATATTAACAGATGAAGTTAGACAAATCAGAGAAGCAAAAGAGAAAGAAAAAGATTTAGAAGATTTTGAGGAAGATTTAGTTGGTGATGAACTTAGCGAAGGCAGAATGTCAGAGATTGACGCCATGCAAAAAGCAGGTAAGTCAGCTGCTGAGATTGCCAAAGTTATGAAACTTCCTGTAAAAACTGTAAAAAGTATTTTAGGTGAAGAAGAAATACACGAATTCAAAAAAATGTCTGTTACTATATCAGATATGGATAAAAGAAAAAAAGCAATCGCTGATTTAATGAAACAAAATTTAGGTGTTTCAGTAACAGGTGGAGTTATCAAAGTTGATGGTAAAGGTAAAGACCTTAATAACTTTGCAAAAGATTTAATGAACTTTTACGGCGCAAATGTAAGAGCAGAAAGTTATACAATAGATGAAGAAGCAGACCAACACTTTTATAATCCAGTTACAGAGGCTTGCTGGGTAGGATATAAACAAGTTGGTATGAAAAATAAAGGTGGTAAACAAGTACCAAATTGTGTACCAGAGGAAGTTGTAAAAGAAGAACTGGAAGATTTAGTTGAAGGCACAGGTAAAATTACAGGTTTCAGAAATGACAAAGAGAAATCTAATATGGTATCTTTAGCAAAACAACATAGTCTAAAAGTAAAAGATATACCTGGTGGTATTGAGTTATCAGGTAACATGAGAAAAATTTTAGACATGCAGTTAGCTGCTGGTTCACATTTAAAAACCGAAGACGCAGGTTACCTACAATCAAGATTAACACCACAACAAATTCAAAATATTAAAAATACATGGAAGAATAAAAAGGCTTCAGATGTAACACCTGCTGTTAAAAAAATGATTAAGAATATGGATATACCTACACAATTGGCAATCAAAGACGCAGGTATAAATCTATTATCAAAAATGGTAGAAGAAAAAGAAGAAGACCCAACTTCATTAAAAAATAAAGTTGACCAAAAAGATAATGAGATTGCAGCTTTAAAACAAAAAGCAGAAACAGAAAAAGCAAAAGTTATTCAAAAATCTACACAAAAGATGGTAAATCCTGAAACAGGAGAGCCATTACTTCAAGTTGGTATCGCATATAAACATATGAAAGATAAGGCTGAAAAAGAAGCGAAAGAAAAAATGAAAGAAGATAACTATACAAGATTTAAAAAGTATTTAAATTTTAAAGAAGACTTAAATAAAGATGATGAAAAAGTGGTCAAAAAAGTTAAAGATATGTTAAAAGGTGCTAGTCAAGCACATGCTGGTCAGGCAAAAGAATTAGATAAAGCTTTAAAATCAGAAATGAAAAAAGATGACGCTTATGCAATAGGTATGGCACAGGCTAAAAAAGTTATGAATGATGAACCACCTTTAGAAAAAAAGACAATCAAAAAAGGTCACGAAATTGCAGATAAAATTCTAAAAAAAGAAGAACATCCAGCAAAAGAAATGTATGAACAGATTAAAGGTTTAAAAAAGAAAGCCGAAAAATCTGGAATATCATATGGTATTCTAAAGAAAGTTTATGATAGAGGCATGGCAGCTTGGAGAGGTGGACACCGACCTGGTGCTTCACAGCAACAATGGGCTTTTGCTAGAGTAAACTCATTTATCACAAAAGGAAGTGGAACTTGGGGTAAAGCAGATAAAGACTTGGCGAAACAAGTTAGAGGGAGCAAATAATGGAAAATTATTTAAAACACAAACCGGGTAGTATTGAAGAACTTGTATCTAAACAAGGCTCATATAAAGAAGATTCTGGTTACCAGAAAATGTTTAAAAAAGAATTAGATAAAGCTGGTAAAGGTATTGGTTCAATGTCACCAGCAGAAAAGAAAGCATTTTTTAATAAGATAGACGACAAGTATAAGGCAAAATCTGAAGGTATTGAAACTATGGTACCAACTAAAAAAGATGATGATAAGAAAGTCGCAGCTAAAAAAGTTACTATGACTGGTGAAAAAGCTACAAAAGTAGATACAAAACCAGAAATTATTTACAAAACTTAAAAAAAGTGCTTGCCTTTATGGTGTATATGTGTTATAGTATACCTACACTACGAAAGGACTAAAACACTATGAAATATTTACCAAAAATATATTGTGATATGGACGGAGTGCTTTGCGATTTCAAATCCCATGCAGAAAAAACTGTAGGTTTACCTATCAAAAAGTGGATGAGTTTGCCAAAAGGTGGTAAATGGAACCCTATAGTGAACAAAGGTGATTTTTGGTCTACAATGCCATGGATGGCTGGTGGAAAAGAACTTTGGTCTTTCATCAAAAAATATAATCCAGATATACTATCAGCTCATGTAGAAGAAGTTAGGGATCCTACTTGTATTCCTGGTAAAACTTTATGGGTAAAAAGAAATATAGGATTACCTAATAATAGAATTAATCTTGTAAAAAGATATCAGAAAAAAGACTATGCTCAGACTTCATACAATACAAAAGCAATTTTGATTGATGATTATGAAAAGAACTGTAGAGAATTTACTCAAAGAGGTGGCATAGGTATTCATCATACATCAACATCTAAAACTTTGAGAGAATTGAAAAAATATGGATTTTAATAATGGCATTGATAAAAAAATATCAACTCAAATATGATGTTGAAAAACTAAAAAAAGAATTAACAGAATTATTTCCACGAAAAGTTTACAAATGGCATAACGAGTTTCCTTGTAGAAAAGGAACTTGGTATCATAATCTATATGACGGTGATTTACCTAAACATATAGAGAATGCTATTAACGAAAGTATAGGTGTTAAGATAAAACCTTTTTCATTTTTATGGGATTGGAATTGTACAACACTTGAATTAGAACCTCATAAAGATGATTACGCAGCTGCTACGGCGGCTCATACAAAAGGTCAGAGAGAAGAATTTATATCTCACTTTGACGATAGAGTATTTGTTTCAGACGCAAAAGATTCAGGTAGAAAAGATAAATCAGCACCACTAAATGTCGTGGTCGGGTTACAAAATTTTACAAAAACTGAAATACTAAATGAAAAAACAGGTGAATGGGAAAGTATGACCTATGGACCAGGTGAAGTAATATTTTTCAATAATGAAGATTATCTCCATAAAGTATTCGTTGTAGGTGAAGATAAAGAGACCGTTCCTAAATGGTCACTTAATTGTTATGTAGACCACAGCGAAGTAAAAGACCCTAATTTTTGGGATAAAGACTAATCTCCTTATAAATATTAGTATTGAGTACCAATTACTAATAAGGGAGAGAATAATATGTCATCACACACTAATAAAGATGAAGCTGCTGGAGCACCATTATGGTCTGTAGCTGCTATCAGAAAAGAGCCTACTTCGGCTAATAGAACTGATTTGTTCAACGATACAACTGCTGATAATTTTATTTCAGGTGTTACTATGGGTCTTTTTAACTATAAAGATTCAGAAACAGCTGCTAATAAAGTTGCACATGCAGGCTGGAACTTAAAAACAACTGGTTCTGGTGGTAGAAGTGGACGAGTTTCACATGAGTGTTTAGTTGCATTAACTAATTCAGCAGACGCTTAATCATATAAATAATCAATAAATATAGGGCGGATATCTATATGTCCGCCCTTATAAATAATACTATGATGTAGTCAACTGGCTACAGTAGCATTCCCGAAAGGGTTAATAGGAGATAAAAATGGCTGATAAAAAAATCACGCAGTTAACAGACCTTGGTGATGGTCTAGCAGATGTGGATTTGTTCCATGTAGTGGACGACCCAGCAGGCACACCAATTAACAAAAAAATTGCAGCTCAAGATGTTTTCAATAACATACCATCTTACTTGGGTTTAGCACAAGCTTCACAAGCATTAACAGGAGACGGTTCAACAACTTTAGTTGGCGATATAACTTCAGCAATAACTGAAATTAACGCAACTTCAGCTATCGCAACCTTATCGTTGGCAAACGGAGCAGACGGACAAATTAAGATATTTTTGAATGTATCAACAGCAGGCACAAACGCTGTTACGATTACACCTACAAATTTAAGAGGATATACTAGCATGGTATTAAATGCACCTGGCGAAAGCGTTATGTGTATGTTTAAAAACTCAAGCTGGAATATAATCGGTGGAAACGGATATACAACTGTTTAATATTTAAGGTGAATTATTATGAATGTATTTTATGTAACTCTTAAAGAGTTAGAAGACGAAAAAGCAAAATTATTAAAAGATTTTGAACAAGCAAAACAACAAATTATTAAACTAGAAACTGATGTTTTGCAGATGAAAAATAACTTGCAAGCTTTAAACGGCGCAATACAATTTTCTAATAGAGTCATTGAGATGGCTACTGAACATGGAAAAAAAGGTGATTGGAAAGTTGAAGAGAGAAGAGTTAAAGCTGAAAGTAAAAAAAAGAAATAGAGGAAAAAATGAAAACTTTAAAACAACACATGAAAGAAGACCATCAAAGTAAGTATGGTAAAGGTAATGTGGGAACACCAGAAGTGCAAGCAGTAGATGATGTACATGTTGGTGCTCATAATATCCATGACCAGAAAATATTGGAAAAAGTTAATGCATTTGTAGGCTCTATCGCAGACCAGGAATATATTAATCCTAAAGCTGCAATGGAACAACTTGCAAATAAATTAGCAACAATTGGTTTATCTTTTAAAGTACCTAGTGAAGGTAATGCTACAGTAGAAGTAGCACAATTTGGCGGAAGATTTGGTAAAGATATTGACGGAGCCGATATAAATGATGATGGTATATCACATAAAAAAGAAGGTGGATTAAAGATTCAATTTAAATCTGAAACACTAGAAAACGGTTCTCATAAAGTCTTTGCTAAATTAGTATAGACTTTATATGTTTAAAGAGATAACCAAAGATAACTGGTTGTTATATGCACAGCAGAATTATGACAACCCGACGCTTGAAAAAGATATAGAATTTTATGATGATATCAAAAGGTTTAAATACCTAAAAAGGTTATTTCGTAAATATTGGATAACTGGTGATATGAAAATAAGATTGGTTTTGAATCACTTAATAGTATTACAAAATGTTTTTGGTGCAGACGCAGCTATAACATTACTATTATATAAGATTGATAGACCATATTGGCCAATACTAAAATCTTGTTTAAATTATCTGGATTATCTTTATTCACATGAACTAGAAGATATACCGATACATGCAGATGTAGATAGAATGTTGAAGGAACTTTAATGTCAAGAGGAATAGATTTATTAATTACATACAGAGTTATTAAAATGCTGATAACGCCGTTTGAAAAAACACAGGCGCATAAACTAGGCATTATTGACGCTGATGGTAAAGTTTTAAGAAAATTTAAAACTATAAGATTACCTAGTGAGAAAAAACATTATACAGTTTTACATAGATTTGTATTTAATTTAAAAAGAATACTTAAAAAAGTAGGATTGGGAAGTAGATTAGGTTCATTTGCTGTTGCATTAGCATTATTAATCAGAGAAGATAAAGACTATTTAAATTACAAAGACGCTATAGAGTCGGCTGTAATAACTTATTTAAAAGAACAAAACTTATATGATGAAATATTAAAAGAAAGTCAAGATATACCAGAAATAAATGATGAGCCGTTAATGACTTGTTTTGGTATAGATGTCTATGAAAAAGATGAAGAAATAATATCGGAGTATGAATATGCCCAAACATTATAAAGAAATGATGGATGAAATCATTAATAAGATGAGTGAAGAAGCACCTACAAATGCAGTTGCTCATGGCGGTGTAGATATGAATCCAGATGGTGTTGTTATGTCGCCTAAAATGATGAAAAGAAAAAAAGAACAAGGCGCTGAACAGGAAAAAATCAAAAAGAAAATTAGTAATATGGTGAAAGAGAATACAGATAATAATAATGTTGTTCTCAAAGGTATTAATGAAACTCTAAATAAACTAGAAGACAAGATTGATGAGAAAAGTGGTATTAAAAAAGAAGAATTAAAAATCGTAGAAAAAAAAGAAACATTCCACGATAAATTTGTTAGAGATTTATTAAACAATACACCACATGAAGAACAATTTGATGAAAAAGTTTAAAGAATATTCTATGATGACTAGAGGATTTGCATTAGGTAGTCCTGATAGTGTTCATCCAATTGCAAGTATTGGTAACATGAGACCACCAAAAAATAAAGGTAGTAAACATGCAAGAGCAGTTGGTTTAACAGCAGAAAAAAATCCTAGAATTGCTAGAAAACCTGGTCAAAAAGCAGGTTCAGACAAACATTCAGACCTATATACAGATGAAAATCCTAAAGGAACAATTCATGGTTTAGGTTTTACAGATAAAGAAAAAGCAAATCAATCTGTAAGTAAGATAAGAAATTCAGGTAAAACACATGCTCATAAAATGCAGGCTGCTATAGCAATGAGTCAAAGAGCTAAAGTTGCAAGTCAAAGAG